ACGGTCCCTGAACCGTTGATCACGCCTGATGTTCCTGAACAGAAAGTTTCTGTCGATGATGTAGGAATGACATCAGCTCCTTCACCTAGATTAGAAGATATGATTATGACAATTCAAAAACCATCAGATAAAGCTCAAAACGATTTTTTTGAAACTTCCAATGAATTTGAATCAATAGAAGGAAGAATAGAAGATGTGGAATCTAGATACTACGGAGGAGTAGGTGATTTAGGTGATAATCAAGCGGCAAAAACTATTCAAAAAATAGATGGTTATGATGACTATGCCATGTATATCAAAGAACAAGCAGAAAATTTTTTAGGACCTCAATTTAATGCTTTTCGAATTACCAACACCAAAGAAGTAATGCAATTACTTAATAAACAAAATAAAAATAAAATTAAATCTTTTACTTTGAATCCAAAGCAAGCCATTAAATTTGGTTATTTTGCTAATGAAGCTTTTATGGATCCAATAACAACTCAACCTAGAGGAGATTTATTGGTTATAGAGTCTCCTATTAAGTCGGATTCTTTAGTTATGAGAGGTAGACCTGAAGAAGCAGAAGTAATTTCTAATACAGCAAGAACCTCTATTAAACAATCTAGAATATATAACCCATACACAGGAGAAGTTGTGTATGAGCCAACGGAAGGTCCTTTGGTAGGAACACAACCTCATCAGTTTGAAAACTTAATAAAAACAGAGTCTGAGATTAGTTCGTTTATTAATGACTTAGCAGAAAAAAGTGGTATAACATCAACAAATGAAGAAACTATTGGAACACGCCAAGAAGAAGGCCAAACAACCATTGAAGCCCTCAAAGCGCAAAGTGAAGAATCCAAAGCCAGAGATGTCGACCGAAGATCTCAAAGCGATCAGGGAGAATATGTATTAAAAACCGAAGAAGGTTTTGAAATTGCACCTCTAGAACAAAGCAAGTGATTTTTTCACTCGAACAATGTTGGGAGAAATTGGAACTCCTAAATCAAGATACGAACCTATTTTAAATCTATCCGAGTTAGGACAGACTTTCGATATCTTTGAAGAAAAGCGAAGTGGTAATTTTGAAAATCATATCTTTACCAGTATTCCTACTTTCAAAGAAGCACAAGTCGCGACTGCTGATGCTCTCATTAAGTCTCTTCCTCAAAACGCTAATGTCTTAGATATTGGAGGAACAGAAGGAGGATTTATTAATACGATTGCAGAAGTGAGACCCAGATGTGACTGGCTTTATTGTCGATCCAAATGTCGTTGCTGAAAAAATATTTAATCAACAAAAGATGCCTAACTCCTATTACATTCGAGAAGCGTTCACGACAGATAAATCTAAATTTGGAAATTATGCGTTTGATGTTAAAGACGAAAAGAAACAACCAATCTCAACAGACTTCTTTGATGCCAATTTAATTGAAGATAATTCTTTGGATGCAATTACGGAGAAAATGACTTTTCAGTTCATTGATAAAGGAAGAAACAATAAAGTAAAACTAATTAGTGAAAAATTAAAACCAGAAGGCAATTAGCTTTAGTTTGAAGTAAAAAGTTTTTTTACCTCTTAATGACGATCCTGAATGGAAAGCTAACGAAGATAAGAAGAATCAGTTTAAACTACAGTAATTACGAATCAAAAAGAATTTAGACAAAAAAACAAAAAGAAACTTTAGAAGGAATGGACAAAAGACAAGTTACTTACAGAAGATTTTGAAAAGATATTAATGAAACATTTTAACAATGTAGTTCAATATTGGGACTCAGGTAATTTTAAGGGATATGTCGCTTCTGATAGTGCAGATGCTTTGAATAATTTTTTATCTAATCTTCCTGATTTAAACAGTGAATATTCTAACGTACAAACTCCTAGTTTTGTCACGAAACCAATAATGAAGAAAAGAAGAGGAGGACCTATATCACTACCAAAAATAGACATGTTGTAAATGGTCGATTAGGTGATATAAATTAAATTATGGCAGATAATATTGATAAAGGACTCTATCAAACAGGAGCTCCTGAGCTAGAGATTATTAAATCCGAAACAGAAGTCGAGATCGACGGTCAACGAGTTCCGACTCCTGAAGGATTAGAAATTGAAATGGATGAAGATGGAGGTGCAACTCTTGACTTTGACCCCATGTCTGCGATCCCTGAAGAAGTCGAATTTTATTCAAACTTAGCTGAAGTCATGGACGAAGGCGAATTAGATCGCTTAAGTGATGAATTACTTTCGGAATTAGAAAATGATCGCTCTTCTCGAAAAGATTGGGAAGAGAGTTATATCAAGGGATTAGATTTATTAGGATTTAAATACGAAGAGAGAACCAAACCTTTCCAAGGTGCGAGTGGTGTTACTCATCCTTTGTTAGCTGAAAGTGCCACACAGTTTCAAGCAACAGCATTTTAAAGAACTCTTACCAGCAGGAGGACCAGTCAGAACCGTGGTCATGGGAGAAGAAACTCCAGAAAAATATTCTCAGTCACAACGCGTGCAAGAGTTTATGAATTATCAGTTGATGAACAAAATGGAAGACTACACTCCTGAGTATGATCAAATGTTATTTTATTTACCTCTCGCAGGTTCGACGTTTAAAAAAGTTTATTACGATGAATTAATGGATCGACCAGTATCGAAGTTTGTTCCAGCGGAAGACTTAGTGGTGAACTATATGGCAAGTGATTTAGATTCTTGTGAAAGAATTACTCACGTCATTAACATGAGTTACAATGACTTTAGAAAAAAACAAGTTTCAGGTTTTTATAAGGATATCGAAATCATTCCTTCAGAAGTCGATCGCTCGGAAGTACAAAAGAAGTATGATGAGATTGAAGGGGTAAAACCTTCTTACATTGATAAAGAAGTAAAGTTATATGAGTTCCATACATCTTTAGACCTCGAAGGTTTTGAAGATATGGGTATGGATGGTGAGCCCACAGGAATTAAAATACCTTACATTGTAACCATTGAAGATAGTTCAGGTAAAGTTGTTGGTATTCGTCGAAACTATGAAAAGGATGATGAGAAAAAATTAAAGAAAAGATATTTTGTTCATTATAAGTTTTTACCTAGGTTTAGGTTTTTATGGTTTTGGTTTAATTCATTTGATTGGATCTTTATCAAGAACAGCTACAAAAATTTTACGACAATTGATTGACGCAGGTACATTATCCAATTTACCAGCAGGATTTAAGTCACGAGGACTTAAAATTAGAGACGATGCAGCGCCTATCCAACCAGGAGAATTTAGAGACATTGATGCACCGAATGGTGACTTACGAAATGCTCTCATGCCCTTACCTTACAAAGAACCCTCTCAGACCTTATACAGCCTTCTAGGATTTGTTGTTCAATCAGGTCAGAGATTTGCTGCGATCACTGATATGCAAGTGGGAGACGCGAATCAAAATGCACCAGTTGGAACAACCATGGCATTATTAGAGAGGGGCTCAAAAGTGATGAGTGGTATCCACAAAAGATGTCATTATTCTCAGAAAAAAGAATTCAAACTATTGTTTGATGTTTTTGCTGATTATTTACCTGAAACCTATCCTTATGCAGTAGAAGGTGCAGATCGAACAGTTAAAGCAGAAGACTTTAGTGATCGTGTGGATGTTCTACCAGTTTCTGATCCAAACATTTTCTCGACAACTCAAAGAGTAACTTTAGCTCAAACCGAATTACAATTAGCACAAAGTGCACCTGATATTCATAACATCAAAGAAGCTTATAGAAGAATGTATGAAGCCTTAGGAGTCAAAGACATTGATCAGATTTTAAGAAAAGATACTCCAACTGCTCCTAAAGATCCAGCCACGGAGCACGCTGATCTACTCGATGGTAATTTAATGAGAGCGTACGAAGGACAAGATCACGATGCTCACATTCAAAATCATTTAATCTTTGGGAACCAATCAAATGATTTTAGGTAATCCTCCCATGGCCATGAAATTACAAAAACACGTTCTAGAACACGATTCTTTAAAAGCAAAAGAACAAGCTTCTTTCTTAATGCAACAGGGTCAAGTTCCTCAAGAACAATTAGATGCTGTGATTGCAAAGCTCGAAGCACAATTCATGGCAGAGATTAAACAACTCTCTGGACAACTCAGTGGTCAAGGCAAGCCTGATCCTGTGATTCAATTAAAACAACAAGAACTCCAACTAGACGCGCAATGAAAGATCAAATGGATGCGCAAGTGGATCAAGCTAAACTACAGTTGGATGCAGAAAAACTTCGACAGAAGACTGCGATTGATCAAGCAAGAATTCAAAAAGATTATGACATTGCTGACAAGCGTGCTGAAGTTCAATACGACAAGATGACAACACAAACATTGAATCAGGAGAGAAGAGATGCCACTAACCGAAAAGGGTAAAAAGATTATGAAGTCAATGAAGAAAGAATATGGTACCTAAAAAAGGAGAGAAAGTATTCTACGCTTCTAAGAACAAAGGTACAATAAAGAAAGTAGAAAAGAAAAGTGGAAAGTAAAACAAAACCCAAGTACATTATCGATAAGATGGATGATTTAACAAAAAGAAGGATTCAAAAGATCATTGATAACACCAGAGACTTTGTTCAAGATCAAGCTGAAGAAGGCATTGATATAGTTGAACTAGCTCAAGTAATGATTTCAATGAGTCGAGAAACCTTAGTTGATGCGTATGGTGAATACGTTGCTGATAACTATATTTCACAGCAAAATTAGTTATTTGAAAAATGAACAAAATAGTCTAACATTACATTAATGAAAAAGAAGTTAACAAAAAACAATCCCCCCTAAAAAGGGCCCTGTTTCACAGGGTGAATCTATTCCACCAGGAAAGACCATGAAAGTTGGTTCTGTACCTGAGGATAAAAAACACAAACGTGGTTATGGAATAGCATCTAAAGGTCTTAAATTTGAAGGAGTATTTTAATGGATATTCTCAACAAAATTAAAGACTGGTCTTCTAAGATAGAGAAGAGAGACGCTATTATCGCTGTCATTTTCTTTGTGTTAGGATACTGGTCATGCTCTGGAATCTAGTTCCCACTGTTATAAAAGGCGTTGTCGATGTTGTTAAGACAAAGACAGAAACTAAAAAGCTCATGGCGCAAGCTGAGCAAACGCATATTAGAAAAATAGGCTGAAGGCGAAATTGCCTATGCCATTGAAAGTCAAAAGAATATGCAAAACTCTTGGCG